ATCCATCGCGTTTCAAAACCATCTCTCTCAGCTTGCGCCAACGGCTGGTCGATCCACCTTGCCATGCTCTTGACATCAATGCCACCCATGCTTTTGCCAATGTGCAAATGCTTTACAGCTCGAGCCTTGATACCTGTGATCAATATAACGAAGGCTCCAGTCAATCATCCGATAACCGTCGAGGTTTCGATACTTTGTATTACGCATTTGACCTAATCCGAAATGATTACCATTTGGATTGATAGCTTGAACTCTCCAATTAGATTCTTTTGTAATTAGCTTATTGAAACAGTTGTATTGGATTTCTGAAACAATCCTTGAATGTGCATAAAGCTTCAATGAATCAATCGATGTTGTTGCATCTTTTGTGGCATAAGCCGGTGTTGTGCTAACAACACATAGCGCGGCCAACAGCACCAAGCCTCGCTTGCGAGCTATCCGCCACAGCGGCTCGCCCACGAGCATGGAGCGTATCGAACCACGCAAATACATTGCAACATTGAGCGTACTGTTGGGCGTTGCGCACAGCCTGTGGATGATAACTGTGGATAACTTATTCATTGGCTCAACTCCGCAATGCGAGCATCATTAACAATCTTGATGCCAAATGTGCCACAGCTCATGCATTGGGCAAACCACTCATGCTCTGTTAATTCAGCACCTTTTTTAAGTCCATGGCGTTGCTTTGGCTTACCGTAAAGCTTCAAACAAATTGAGCAATCAAAGAGAAGGATGTGCATAATTGCTCCTTTGAAGCGTCTCAATAGGTTGGAGATTGATTTGAGGAACCGACCAATTGTTTTGTGACGTGTTGCGGTAGCGCGGTTTTTTAGCTATTGCTACAGGAATCCAGCCAATGATCCTCATGCGCTCTTGCTGACCTGTGACAAGCACGGCAATGTCGCGATCATGACGATCTGAATCCTGAATCCACAAATTGCCATCTACATTTGGAGACCATTTGACCTCAATGTTATTGCCCACGTCGGCCTTGCTCTTATCCCATGTGATGCCGGGTGAGTAGTCATAGCCCAATGTACGAGCCACCATCCATTCAGCTGCCATTGATTCGCCCATCTGTGCCACATATTCAAACCATGACAGGTTGCGTTGAAAACGCATGGGGTGATCAGCTGATCGATTGGTGCAATGTTGAATAGCTGTGACCATGCACAGCACTTCATCCAAATGTGTGATTATCGGCATTGCCCACAAAACCAAATTAGGTTCATTGCCGGATCAGATTTTTGATAGCCAAATTTGTCCAGCTTTTCAATCCTCATACATTTGTCGCATTTCTCAACTTTATACTCCTGGACTATTTCGCCATTAAGTAAAAGGATGCCAGTCATTGTTTTGATATTGATAACCTCTGCAAATGCACTCATAACCACACCGGCTTGCATTGTTGATTTCTATCAGTCTCCGGGCAAACAAAGCCTTCATAAGCCTTGCCAGTCTTGCCAACACCTGATTTGTGGTTCATGAAGCCATGCTTACATTGTGGAGAATTGGCTTCTTGCACAGCTGCCACAATGACCGATTCTGTTGATTCTAAAGCTGATCCAAAGCTCCACGGATCACGGCTTTCCTTGACAGTTAATTCTGCCTCGGCTATAGGCGGCACAACAGAGAGCTTGTTTTGATAGCTTCTCATCTCCTCCAATGATGGGCGTTCAATACCATCTGAGAATTTGGAAATACCGGCTGCGTGCAACATGCGCCCAATGGCCGAGGTTTCCGCATTTTCGATTGGATGGCGGTTGGCATTGCTTCGAATTTCCTCAGCGTAACCTGTGGCAAATGGCACCAAATCTGTTGTTTCCCGGTAGCCATAAGCTTTGACGATGTAGCGCGTGCCGTCTTGATAGACAAGCTCTGTGTCGATACGGCCGATGCCAAGATAATGATTCCAAAACTTCTCAATGCGTTCAGCTACAGATTCATAGTTTTCAAGGATCATGAATTCACCCGATTTGATGCGTGGCGGCTAATTGCTCGGCCTTTCAAAAATCCTTCTTTTTTGCCTTGTTTAAATCCGACTGAGTAAGCCATCAAAGCCCACAAAGCCCCGGCGATGATCATAAAGATCACAATTGATAATTCGTTCATTTTAAAGCTCCCGATTCTGGGAACAGCTAATCCGCTCCCAAATAAAGAGTGACAGGCACAACCGACAAAATCAAGAATCACGCTTAAATTGCGGCGTGTCTTTATTTTTTTCAATGAGCTGTGTGTATAGATAATCCAAGCGTGCTTCGATGCGCGAGATTTGATCCTTCATACTCGCACCATGATTGGGCAAAAGCTCGCTCATTACTGATTTGATTATGATCCTCATTGACGAATAAATGGCTGTCAGTATTGCAATGACAAAACCACCAACAGCCATCCATTCGCCGACGCTCACTTCTTGTTGCCGAAAGCTACATCGTTGGGATTAGCCCAGCGCATCGCCAGCGGCACGACGCCAGCTAGCAAACCTAAAGCTAAATCTTTTGGATTGGTATTGCCAGTCATATAAACGGCCAAGGCCCCAGCAATTGAGCTGCGTAACCATGAAGCGGCCATAGCTTTGAATTGATCCATTATTTTTCTCCTTTTGGTCGATCCGGCAAATCACCGGAAAACGCGCCATAAGTTGGTCGGCCGTAACCGACTACAAATGACCTTGCTCCCAAAGCTCGTGATTTGACCATGACTTCGCCGCCATTGCGTTGATCGCTATCGCCGGTGTTGCCTTCAATGGTCACAATCTGTTTGTCTGAAACCCGGATTACCAAGCCAATGTGATTGATGGTTGTTTTATCATCAATGATGAAATCAAAGAAAACAAGATCACCAATCTTTGGATCGCTGTGCCATCGCTTCATTTTCCTAAAAGCATCAGCTCCGGCGCGAGTGCTGACCACATTTGGCACATCCACTCCAGCTTGATCAGCGCACCAATTGATGAATGATCCACACCACGGCAGCTTGTCGGCCTTCATGTGCTTGCCATATTTTGTCTCATTGTTCCCGGTTTCAGCTGTGCCGACTTCGGCCAACGCAACCTGAATCAAGCGAGGCAATGTGCCTTGTGGAAAACTACTCATCAGCCGAAATCATTGATTTGGATTGTTCCGCTTGTTGCGCTTCATAGGTTGATTTCAGCATTGAAGTAAATTCACCATTACCTCGATCAATAATTGCGTGTTCCAAGATTTCACCTGTCATTGGTTGCGTGACTTTTATAAAACTTACATTGTCCATTTTTACAACTCCGCACTTAGTCCGAGGAAAGCATTATTTGCTGACGCGTTAATTGCTAAAGGTCTAAAGGCAACACAGGCAGAAACAACGCCAACAAGACGAATAACATTTGCTTGGTTGCCTGCACCAAGTGTAAGAGAAGTCAAAGCATAACCTGTCGCTTGATCGATGGCCTGTAGGTTAGCCGAATCAATTGCCGTCGGTGCGACCCGCATTGTAACTGGTGGTTGAAAAATATAAACAGGAGCAGTTGTAGTTCCTGAGACTCCGCAAAAACCTAAAATCATGTCATTTGTGGCCGCACCGCTGTTGCGGAAATAATACCTTTGGCACAACGCCAATTCGCCAGCAATTGTCGCTCCAGCGCGTGAGAATTCTGTTCCGACCGTACCCAGTTCAAGTTGCGCATTGCCAAAGATTGCAGTTTGCCCAGATGTTAATGAACCAGTTGTGACTTTAATACGAATAGATTTTGCGGTGCTTGGAATTGTGGCCGTTGCTTTTATTGTGCTAAATGTTCCAGACGTTACTGTGGCTGTTCCTGCTGTTCCTACTCCAGTCCAAGTACCTGTTGCAGCATTTGGATCAACGCTTGTTGAGTATTCGATAGTCAGTGAATGAGTTATTGCACTCGTTCCAGTTGCAAGAATCGTTGCGACAACGGCTTTATTGGCTAAGCGGATTGCATTTAGTGATTCGATACCTTGAAAAACTTCATAAGCAGCCGTTGTTGCTCCACCAGTTACCTTTAAAGCATAATTTGCACCAGTCGGCACTGTTGAAGTTTCTTGGCTAATTGTGCAAGCTGCGCCATTAAATGTAGTCCAACGATCTGCTGTATAAGGAAAGTTGAAAGCCGAAACGCTGAAAGATGTACCTCGTTGCCAGACGTCAAATCCTCCATTGATAATAAAATTCTTGCCAGCCGTAATTGAACCTTGATAACGAATACCATTTGTAGCCGTAGAATCTGCAAGTAGGCTTTCTCCATTATTGCCAACCGAAATAATTGCCAAAGTATTATCGGCACTTCCAATTAAAACATCACCTTTGGCATTGATATTTGAAATGCTTGGTGTTGTTAATACTGGCGATGTTAGTGTTTTATTAGTCAAAGTCTGCGCTGTTGTTAAATCAGCTGTAACGGCTGTGTTGATTGAAACTGTTGGCACTGGCCCAGTTGGCGATGTGACTGTAATACCTGTTCCAGCTGTGATGCCAGTTATGTCACCTTGATCATTTGCAATCCATGTAAAATCCATGTCGGTGTTTGTAGTTTTTGATAAAATTTGACCTGTTGTGCCGCCTTTAAGATCAGCCAAAGCTGTATCAACAGCTTGACCAAAGACCTCAAAATCAGCCGGCAAATCCGTAACTAAATCAACAGGCGTCGGCATTTGCCAGCCATAATTACTCGTCGGGTTTGTCATTGCTCCTCCTTATGCCACAATCGTGGCGTCTTGCCATTCCAGCGCGCCTGAAACGGTATTCCATTGCTCAGCCGGTAAAACGGTTTCCCATTTCATCGCCTGAATACTAAATGCTAACGGAGATAATAAAGCCGTCACCGAAACTGTGTTGTAACCTGCCGAAACTGTCCAGCCTTCAACAAAACCTGCATAAGTGCCGGCGTTCATATTTAAAGGTAAATCGCTAATTCTAAGTGGCAAGCCCATAAATATCTTTATCATGGCATCACGATCAACATCAGTCATTTCAGGATTTGTTAATTCAAAAGTTATTGATTGCATCATTGCCAATGGGTAAGCGCGTAGTTCTAAATAGAAATCTGCCTGACTTTGAGCATCGCCGGCATTGTGGAGAGTTGTTGTAACAATTTGTGAAAGACGGCCAAAGATTGCAATAGATGTTGCATCCTCGGCTGATTCCTCAGCTGATGAAGTAGCGTTGTATTTAACCGTGACCGAGTTTCGTACGTCTCCAGCACGAGTTTGAATTGAAATTCCAGATGCAAGAGCTTCATTGGCTGAAACGTCTGTGTATCCGTTAGCCGCTAGATATGTGACGCGATGCGTACTGTCTGCATAGGAAATCGCTCCGGTTGCCGATTCGTATATATAACCAAGTCCAGACGTTGCAAGAGCTGAAACTAAAGAATAAACATCCGTTCGATTAGATGTCCTAGCTGCCAATTCATAATTGCCAGGCTGATCAATCTCGCCAAGTCCTACATTTTCAGCTGTTGCCCATGTTGTAGTTGGATCGTAAGTATTCCATTGAGCTGTTGGTGCTACCTCTGTCCAATTGTTTAACAGCAAATCCTCAAGAATTATGGCGATTTGATCTCCATCATAATCCTTTGGCAATACGCCATCGGTCAAAGCTTTTGGAAGTCTAGACAATGCACCCAAAGCAACAATGGTGATGTTTTGGACATAGCCGACGTTTCCGACTTCGGCAACAGCAACAGCAAGATCAACAATCGTTCCGCCAAAGATTGGCACAAAAGTGTTTGTCGAATCTTTTAATGAAATGCTGACGGTGTTATTGATATTGAATTCAATGTTTGTCTGATCAATGTTAATCAATTGAATGTTGCAATATCCGGCCTGTGCTTGCTCATATATGTTTGTTCGACCGGAATTGATAGTCATATTGGCAAGCACAAAATTGGTGTATGAAACACCATTCACTTCGACCTGCCAAACTGGATTAAAAACCGTCATGATGTCACCAAAGCCGTTGCGCCACCTGTGCCACGATAAAAGCTATTATTTAAAAGATTGACAATCTGACGAGCTGTGCCTTCGGAATCGACGGCACCATTGACGGTGATGTTGTAAGTGTTGCCAAAACCGCCCGATCCATTTAATGGAACAATGGCCTCCGGGCCAGCCTCACCAATCATGGCAAGCGTGGGAGAATTTACAATTCCACCTTTTGCCAGCAATGGAATATCCGGAAATATGTCTGCAACCTTAAAGCCTTTACCGCCTACGATTGGAACCCAATCGGGAACGGTGATGTCAATGGCAAAATCAAGTTTGTTCCATATTCCAATAATTCCATTAAGCACAGCTTTCATGCCGTCATAAAGTGGTGTAAAAATGGTTTTTGCTGATGTGGCCAAATAATCTTTTATGTCCACAAAGAAATCTTTGACAGCTTTAAATCCAGCCGTGACGGCCTTTGTAACGGATGAAGCAACGTCAATCAATCCAGTAATTACATCGGCAATGCCAGTAATTGCGCCTGATACAAATTTACCTAAAATTGGTGCAATAGTATCTCGCAAGAATTTAGCCAAAACTTCAAAAGCATCTGCCAATGGTTTTAAGTTTGTTTCGTTATCCTTCAAAGCTTTAGCAATAGTACCAAAAGCATCAAATACAGCTGTGATAATCGGAACAAGCGTGACTTTTAATATTGGTACGACATAATCATTGATAAAATCGTATAAAGCCTTAAATGCTGGAACCAATACTTCTTTGAAATAATCACCCAAAGTTTTAAATACTGGCTGTAACTCCTTACCAATTGAATCGGCTGCCGCTGTGATTGCTGGAACAGCTTTTGAAACAAAAGCCGAAACGAGTGGTGTAATGGCATCTAATACAAATGCACCAACTGTTTCCTTACCTTCATCAAAAGCAACCTGCAATCGCGTCATCTTGCCTTGAAATGTCTCCGCCGCTGTTGATGCTTGACCGCCAAAAGTATCGGTGAGCTTGTCCATGATTGTGCTAAATTCAGCATTGACCTCTTTAGTTTTGCCTGTGGCATCACCAAGTTTTGTTGTTGCCTCCTCTAATTTGGCACGCGCGGCATTTCCTTTTTCGCTGTTAATTCCAAATTTGAGTTCGGCTGCCGCAACCGCATTTGTAGCTTTTTCAACAGCTTCATGAGCCTTTGTGACTCCGGCACTATCGACAATCGTTTTCTTGACTTCGATACCAAGCTTGCCCAAAGCCGTAACGTTGCCATCATAGGCTTTTGCTAATGCCTCCGAAATTGTTTGTAAGTCTTTACCGGTACCCACAGAAATGTCCATTGCCAAATTTGTGAGCTTTTGAGCTTGATCAACCGATTTAGTGGATCGCACCAATCGATCAAAGGCTGGACGCAATTTGTCATCTGTGATGCCTGATGCCAAAGTCGTTTTGGTTATGTATTTTTCAACCTGTTCAATTTGCTTTTTGGTGGCGTTTGTAACGTTTTGTAATGTTGTGGCCAGTTTTGCCTGTGCAGCTTCATCCTCGATTGCAGCCTTAACGCCATCAATTAAAAGTTTTCCGGCGTAAGCTGCCGCCGCTGCACCGGCTACCGCAAAAGCGGCACCAACTTTTTTGCTAAAATCACCAATTTTGCCAGCGGAGGATTCAACTCCTGCATTGGCTTCGCTTAACGATTTTTTTAATTGATCGACATCGCCAAGAATGGAAAGTTTAAGTGATCTTGATCCGACAGCCATTACCACTCCTTCAAAATTCTACTGAAAGCATTTTCCCATTGCGAAATGATATGGCTTTGTTCGGCTCTTAATGTTGGATAAATAAACCATCCACGCGATCCGCGACCTTCGCGGCCTGACCAGACCGGAAATTGTTTAAATTTGTTTGAGCCAAATTCGTAACCGCCCCAAAGTTGCTGCGTTGTGCCACCACCACTTAATTTTTGAGATGCAAAACCAAAAGTAATTTCACCGGTTTTAGATGACTTTGAAACCTTCGATCCGGAAGCAATTTTTGGAGCAACCTTATTCTTTGAATTCAAAGCATTGTTTTGAATTTTGTTTTGCAGGTAAGTGGCCAATCCATTGCTGACATCTTTGGCCTCAATTACAGCTTGTTCATCCATAGCTTTAAAAGCCGAATAGATTTTGCGGAGATCGGCTTTATCGTACGCGACCGCTTCCTCGCTCATTTCGCTCCTTTAAAATCTCTAGTGCGGATAAAATATCCTCTGCGCTTTGCCATTCACTCATTGGTATGCCTGTCTCAATAGACAGTTCAACCAATAAACGACTTAGACTTCCGCGCTTGTGGCTTTTGGGTCATTGTCACCGGTTGTTACATCGGCAACAGTTTCAGACCAAATTTCGAAAGGCTTGACAGGCTTTCCAGCCGCTTCACGTTTCATTGCGTGATAAGCCAAAAACATTAGATCAGCGATGCCGATCTTTTCTTGAGCTTGCTGGATGGTAAAGCCTGTCTTGCCTTCCCACTTAGCCCACTCCGGCGGCTGCGCGATGTAGGTTTCTGTGTTTCCTGCCGTGTATTCGATTGAGATTGATAGTTTCATGCTCCCGATTCCTTATCTTTTAGCTAATTGTTAAAACTGGAGTAGTGACGCACATGAATGATAATGAAACGGTTTGTGCGTCCGGTGCTGTACCGCCGGCAGACGGCAAAATTGGCTGTACATCAAAAGCAAATGATGCGCCTGTGGCAGACACAAATACAACTGGTAATCCTGTATTTGGTGCGTTTGTTGCAGATGTCCAAAGTGCCTCGCACAATGATGAAGCCGCGCCCCAATCTGCAAGCATTTCGACAGCGAATGTGCCTTGAGTATCTGTTGTAAAATACGCCTTGCCATCGAGTGTTTGATAGGTGTTGATTGTTGAATCAACAGTTAATGTGGCTGATGTGGCTTGAGCATCAAAATCATCACCATCAATGGTGAATGTAATGTCTCTGCCGGTGATGATTGTTGTTGGCATGATTTCTCCTTAGTCGGTGTAGTAGGTGCTGACTTGTAAATCGGCCGTAAGATACTTACCGGCACCGACTTCCAATGGTTGAGGTTGATTCACATTGCCCACAACATAACCGCTGGGCATTGTGCCGATGATACTGATCATCAATTGTTCTAAATTGTCTAAAGCTGCAGCATTGTTTGAATAACCAACAACGCCTGTCACAGTTAAATTGATTTTGACTTTTGTGGTTGCGCCATTGATTAAAACGCTTTCAAGATACGGCGCGTCCGGAATCAAACAAATGCTCGGACTCGTCATTGTCTCTGGAATTCCGTTGTACACATTGGCCGCTATTGTCGAAAGTGCTGTTTGCAATGGTGTGCGGATGTCGGCTTCGATAGTCATTGGCACATCGTTTCAACATCCAAAAATGGACCTAAAAGCCCGATCACTCTGTTGCTCAAGCTGCGCCCCAAAATAAATGGCGATGGTTGAAAATTATCTGACATGATCTGATTGCCGGGAGCTGTGATGCTTTGGAAAATTTCAACAGCTACAACCAAGATGGCGTTTTCAATCGGGGGAGTGTTTGCATAAAGTGATGCGGCTGATCCGCCGGATAATGTAGCCAATGCGTTAGGAATAAACGGCAATGGATAGTCACGATCAGCCGCCGCTGTTGCAGCGGTAAAGGTATAAGGCTCAATACGATCATCGGTGACTGTATAGGTCGCGTTGTAGGCTCCGGCCCCGGTTACAACAACAGATTGACCCGGCACAAAGTAATTTGGCCGCATTGTGGTGAAATAAATGACGGAATCACTCACATTGGCAAAAGTCACCGATGATTGGTATTGCGTAAGTAAAGGCAAAATGGTTTGCTCAGCCGAATCTATAAAAGAATCAAGCTGTGCATCTGAGTACAAAGAAACCGAGACACCAAGAATTTGTCTCAGCTGTGCAGCTGTAACGATTGCCGGCATCTCGGTTCCTTTCGTATAAGTAGCGTTCGGGAGCGACCGCTACCGATGATTAGTTAGTTCTGGTTCCAACATGCGCCAAATGGAATCTTTGGTGCAATTGCTGCATATCCGTAATACAGGATGTCAATGGTTCCGTCTGAGTTGATATTAGTTCTCAGCGTAAATCGAGGTGACTCGTACCATGTCCATGCATCTGGATTAACAACAACCATTGAAAAATCTCCGGTTGATGTTGTTGGACCGGCGTTACCAATTGAGCGAGACACAAACAGATTGAGGCCCGGTGAAACTACGCCGCGCAATGAATCGCCGCGAACATTTCCTGCCGCATTGCTCGGTTGCGCCGCATTGTATAGAGGTGCGCCATTGTCGTTGTATCCCATGATGTTTGTCCATTGTCCGGGTGAAACAACAATGTTGCGAGCAAATCCGAGTGATGAATTATAGACAGCACCGGCGGCCTGAGATGTATATCCCAAGAATCCTGTTGCTGTGTTTGCATTGACTCCAGTTTGCTGACCTGCTCCGGCAATTGTGCCAGTAGCAAATTCATCAGTTACTTTTGCATAAGCAAATTCGAGATTAGCAAGCAAAGCTGTTAGGTATTCAGGCCGGCTGCGGTCAATCAATTCAATTGTTGAAATTGCGCGACCTTTAAAGCTCTGAACAGGAACGCTCAAAAATGTAGCAGATAGATTTGATTCTGTAATAGCTGCATTTTCAGCAATGTTCGCAACCGTTGGCACGGCTGTAATTTTTGGCAACTCGAATGTCATGCCTTCGCCAACTAGAGTTTCGCGGCTTAGCGCATCAATCATTCCGCGATCAGCATTTGCCAATGCGTTGATTACCTGAGTGCTTTGTGGTGTTGGGATCATGCCGGGTGCTGTTGATGTTGTGTTATCGGCAGCCTTTACATACTGACGAGAATCCTCATCATGCAAAATTGTTGCCTTTAGGTAATGCTCAAGATAAGAAACCTTGTTTACGATTGGTGATCGTGGTGCTGTGTAATATGCAGGTCGTGATGCCTGTACAGGTTCGACTGTTGGAGCTTCTACCGGTTCAACGGCAGGAGCGGCTTGTTCGGTAGTGTTTTCCACTTTGTCTCCTTCATTTGGGTTTGTTGTATCTGATCCTTCTTGAGTTTCAGAATCCTCTGATGCTGCAACCTCTGAAACGCGTGCAGATCGCACAGCGGGTTCGGTGACGAGTGCAACGCCTTTAAGCTGTCCATTCAAAACTTTCATCGTGCCATCTTTTAACATTTCATAATTATCCACGGCCAGTTCAATTGAGAACCCGTCTCTTAGTCCAGTCATTGCTTCCTCTAAACTGTCTGAACCGGCTGTCGTATTTGCAATTTTAAAGGTTGCTGTCATTTCTTTGTCATTGACACTCATTGCAATGCTTTTTCCAATTCTGCGAGTGATGTCATGTTCTAAATTTAAAAAGACATCTCCAGGCTGAATTGATCCGCGAGCAAAAACAACCTTGCCTGTTGATGCATTTGCCGTTTCGTTAAATGCAACAATGCGGCCGGTGATTGTTCGTGAATCCGAATCAGCTGCCGTGATTTGCATTGGTGTTGTTAGCTTCATGAGATCATTTCCTCCATTTGTCTAATTTCCTGAGTGGTAATTGCTCCGATGTCAAATAAAATCTTGTAAATTTCAGCACGCTCTTTTTCTGATCCGCGTAAGTAAGCCTTTAGATCAAATTCAACGCGCTGTGTTGATGGCGTAAAATCTGGCATTGAGAGCCTGCTACTTAAACTGTTCATGAGTGGCAAAAGTGAAAAGTCCAACAAGGTTTGACGCGCCGTGCTGGCGTTTGCATAAGTCATGGATGATCCTGTCGGCGCGTCAATAAAATACGCCGGAATTCCCACGGCTCTAGCTAATTCGGTTGCGATTATTTCGCGTGCAGCATTAAGGCCAATTTGCTCCGGTGTAAATCCAACGGTTGTTAATTCCACATCTGCATTAAGAAATGCCGTGCCACGATTTCTGCGAGCTGCGCCCCATGCGTCCAAAAGTTTTGCAATGCGATCAGCTGGCAATGCTGTTCCGTTAGATTTCAAGACCATTGATGGCACAGGTTCGCGTGCATACATTGCAGCTGCTCTTTCAAGCTCTGCACCTGCGCGAATAGTGCGACCGGCACGATTTAATAATCCTTCATCATTGCCATAAAAAACAATCAAGCTGCCCGGCCCGGAATCCGGCACGCGCGATCCATCTACCGTGTAATACTCAATTTGCGTTCCAATTGAATTTAAAAATACGCCAACACGATTTGGAGCAACACGCCACATCTGACGCACGCGGCCGGTGTCCGCGAATTGGTCCATTAACTGAAAGTACGAAAATCCCGTGAACAATAAATCCTCGGCCGCCCAACACCAAGATGCAGCACCCGGCACGCGCTTGTCCGGATCATTAATGACAACCGGTGAATCAACGACCTGACCTGTTGCTTTGTCGCGTGTGACCATTGGAATTGTGGCGATAGAATTGCAGATCATGTTTCTAGCGCGAGCGATGGCCGGAACGGACATAGCCTCCTCGCGACTTGCAACATAATCGGCCCCACCAAATGGAAAAAATGCGTCTAGCGTTGGAGCTGGCCCAATTTGTGCAGCTACATCAGCACCGCGAATAGGCGCAACAGTTTCAATGGTGCGTTTTCGGTCAAATAATCCCATGCACCCATTTTCTCAAAATGTCAAGGATCAACCCACTAAAATGTCAATTTCCGTTTCCGGGCGTGTCGCAAAATGTGTAACCAATGCAGATGCTACGGCGGCACACACAGCTGATTGGCTGGCACGCCGTCCAATAACCCAACCGCCGTCTCCACGGCGCAATTGCACAGCTGAAAGCATTTGCTCTGTAAGTGCAGCTTGATTTCTGTGTTTCAACCGGCCCGAATTAATTGCACCCAATAGCTCATCACAGGCTTGAGGATAATCGCTGTCCATGTCGTGGATCGGGATGCCGGCAGGTTGCATCCGGGCGGCAACAGCTCCCGATGTTCTACGGCTGTACAACAAATACTCAATTGGGTATTTGCGGCAATAACTAGCTGCATCATTGGCAATTGCCCGATCATCTAGCTGGATTGAGTTTTCCCATGTGTGTAACAGTTTTACAACAAAGCTCTCTGATCCGAGCTTTTGAGCGGCCACAAGAGCTGCATGTTTTCGATCCGGTGAAATATCAATCGCCATCCATGTGAGCTTGTCATCATCGAGATCAATTGATTCATCGCCGCACTCTTGCCACTCTTTAGCTCCAACAACGCTTGAGATGGTTTGAACCCATCGATTTAAAACCTCGGTCATGACTACATCGGGAGGATCATTGAATACAGCTCGTATATTGTCAGGATGAATTGTTATGTTTAAACCGGGATTTGCAAAAGCCGCATTTTCCAACGTAATTTCATCAGTAGGCGATGACCATTCAAAATAGCCCACATCATCGGCCGCCCCACTAGCTGCCGCCAATCCGCGCTCTCTCAATTGATTCAAAACAATTGAATGATTATCACCGGCCGAACTAAAGCAATTGACCTGTGGATTTTTAGCCGCCATCAAGGTATAACGCATCGCGGCAAATGTCTCCATGTCGTGCAGCTCTCGAATTTCATCCATGTAAATAGTTTCCGGCTTTGACAATCCACGAGCTGCCGATCCGCCGGCCTTGATAATAAATCGATTGCCTTTCATGGTTTGAATCTCCTCCGCTCCATGTTGCCAGCGGATTCGTTTTACCTGATTGGCCAAATCGGCATTTTCCTCAATGATCTGCACAATGGCTCTAAATTGCTCCAGCGATGTAACCAATCGGTGAGCTGTGGAAACCTGCAACGATTCATCCCAATGAAACAGGCCCATCATGATCCGAGCCATCATGTAGGTTGATTTTCCGTTTTGTCTCGCAACGGTCGCGACTGTTACCGGATGATAATATCTCCCGTCCGGCTTTACCTTTAAACTATGCTCGGCCAGCCATTTTTGCCACGGCATAAAGCCATCCGGAAGGATTTGATCGGCAAAATCAATCAATTCAAAGCCGCGTGAAGGCAAATCATTGATTGGGGAGTGGATTCGTGGAGCTGTTACCGGCGAAAAAACCGATTGCAGCCGATCTGAGCCTGTTTCAGACGTGGGGGGGTCAATGATGACCTGATCGACCTTAATCATGACTTTGGCTCTCGTTTTGGGGTATAA